CTGGTGAAAGCTGCCCGGTTCAACATCGATGACCGGCTGAAAGTCGTTCTCGTACCCTTCGCCAACAAAATCATCGCCCGATGGCGTTGTCAAAATGCCCATCTTCGATGCGCCGATCCGGGCTGCAATGACTTCAGCCTCGCGGAAAGCATGCAAGTGCTTCAACGCTGACATCGCCGCAACCATAAACGGTTCGCCCCGCGTCTGGTGCGTGCGGGTCGGCATGTAAATGTGGATAATTTCTTCAGCCAGAACGCGCGTGTGCTTCTGTGAATGCGATGCGTGATAGTATTTATCACCGGGATGCGATGACAGGACATAATATGCAACCGGCCTGTGCGCCGGGTCCATCTCAATGCCCATCCTGATCTGGTTGCCGTTGTTCAGCTTTTCGTTTTTCTTTTCATCGATCAGATCGGCTTCGATGAATTGCAACGCAAAGCCGTCACGGTATTTCGGCCCGTTCAGTTTGCGAATAAACACCTCGCCATCACGCGCCAGCGTTTCAATGACTAGACGCTGGCAGTCATACCACGACATCCGGCCATCAGCGGTCGGCGTGCCAAGTCGCCCCCACCGCCTCCACGCATTTTCGATGATGGTGTTGCCAGCCGCATCAAGACTGCCGTCATCGTTGCGTGCCTTCACTTGCAGATGAAAACCGTGATCGCCGACCACATTGGTTTTCAGCAGATTCACATAGCGCCGCGCAAATTCGTTGTCGCGCACCAGTTCGCGGCTGCGGTTCCGCATGACTTCCAGCGTGAAACGCAACTCACTGTCGGCGCTGTTGCCCGATTGTGTGAAGTCGCCAAACAGTCGACCGGCACGCGCGGCTGCATAGCTGCGTTTTTTCAAAGGCTTTACGGTTTCTTCATCGCGCTTCAGAAAGTCAAACAAGCCCATATCTAAAACCTCACCTTAATGGTGCCGCCGTGGCTGCGTCCATTGCGAACGTGATCCTCTTTATGTTCTAGCACCACTTCGCGCCGATAATAATCGCGCCACTGCACCAGTTCATCAGGCGGGATTTTGGAAAGGGATCGACCGTTGATCGAATAGGAAAGCACATCAGCATCGGCACGCCCCTGCAAAACCGTTTCGATTTTGTCCAGCATGATCTCCGAATGCGAACGCGGATCGACGTTGTTGTCCAGATCGGTGATGATATCCCACGATCCGGTCTGAATCACGATGCGCTCACTGTCGCTGGTGCGCGTAATCTCTAGCTGCCAGTGATGATGGCCTGTATCAAACGACGCGCTGGCTGTGCTGGCTATCGTAAAAAGATAATCGTTGTTATCGGCGCTGCCGGTGACTGTAAATTCATGCGTACCGCCGCCAGATGAAACACGGCTGACATATGCGACACTGTAAGCGGTTGATGGATAATCGCTGCCAAGATTCTTTTTTCGCCACGTTACGCGATCACCGACAACAATCTGGTCAGGTTCTATCGTTGGCGCATTATCGGTGTCGAACAAATTAGCCATTAGCGCCACCCATTAACAAAATCGCCGCGCCTTTGTGGGCGGCGCAGCGGTGTATTTTTCGGCACGTCTTCATCTTGCCGAACCGATTGCGATGCACGGTCTGCCAGTGTGTCGAGGTTTAGGTTCAATATGGCCAACGCCCCTGTCGCATAAACCCGGCAGTCTAGTGCCTCATTACGGGTCCGCGTCTTGATAAACTCCCGGCGCGGAAACCCTTTGTGGAATTTTGTCACAATCTTTTCCGACGCGGCAAGCTGCTTGAAATACTCATCAGGCCGGTCGTTGGGAAAGTGGCAGAACCCCGGACCTTCTGATTGTATCTGAAGTCGGGAGAAAATTAAAGATTTGATATTGTCAACGCCCAGCGTAAACAATCTGATCTTGCCGATGTTGTTTCTGGACGGCCTCGACACTATCGGACGGCTTTCCCCAGCCATACCTTTGATCGCAAAAACGCGCCGCCCTTCACGCGGTCGCACAAAGTCGTAAACGGCTTTTGTATAGTGACCGCCGGAGTCGATGCAGGCTGATCTGATTTGCAGAACGCGCCCGTCTTCGGTGTCCCACTTTTGCGCCAGATGCGCGTCTAAATCCTGCCATAGTTGCGGCGTCGATGGATCGCCATACAGCGTGCGATAATCAAGGCTGAAACTCTCTTCCGATCTGCACCATCCGACGCATTCAATCTCTAACCTGTCGTCCTGCACGTCAATCCCAGCCGTGACAACCACAACGCGCTTATCGACGCGCGGCCCAAACTCTTCGGCGCGTTGTGCAACGTCGTAATCGTCAACGGTTTCGCCCTGATCTTCCCACGATTCTGCAAGATATACGTTTGTCCAGACGCGCAGCGTTTCCGGCATCTTTTTCGCCGACAGAAAGTCACGCACCGCATCTGATAACGGTGTCCAAGGTGAATAGATGCCGTTGATGTGGAATCCAGCTATCCCCTTAAATTCTTCGGTCGCCTTCCATTGCCCTTTTCGCACGGATCGATTGCGTGCAGCGTCGGACCAACATGATCCGCATTCTTCACAGACATAGGTGGCAGTCTCCGGCTTGTCCTTTTCCCATTGCACGCCCGACCATTTCAGCGTCTGCTCATGCCCACAATCTTCGCACGGCACATGAAACCGGCGCTTGTCACTTTCTTCGAACGATGCTTCGATGCGTGACGATCCTTTATTCGTTGGTGTTGATACCATCACGATTTTGCGATTCCAGAACGTCGCCGATCTTTTTCGGGCAAGCTGGATCGGATCGCCTTCTGATCCGGCGCTGGCCGGATAGCGGTCAACCTCATCACATAGAACAATGCGGATCGGGCGGCTGGCCAGACCGGCGGCGCTGTTCGATCCGACCAAACTGATATGACCGCCGGGAAATACCTTGTGCGTTGTCGTGTTGTTGGCATCGCGACTGCGCGGGTCTTTTACCTTGCCGCGAAGCTGCGGCGTATCACGCAGCATCGGCGACAGGCGATCCTTGCTGAATGATTGCGCCATTTCCAGCGTCGGCTGCACGACTAGGATCGGCGACGGATCGTGCGCGATGTGATATCCGATCACGTTTAAGATGACTTCGGTCTTGCCCACTTGTGCGCCAGCCATCACCACGACATCGCGATTCGTCGGGTCGCTGATAGCATCCATTATGCCGCGCTGATATTCGGCGCGTGCTGTATGCCACTTGCCAGCTTCAGCGCTACTCTCCGACGACAGCCGCCTTTCGCGGTCTGCCCACGCGGCGACGTTTAGCCGGGGCGGTGGTTTCAGCGTCAGCATCGCCTGCGCTATTACTGACGACAGTGCGTCCCGCGTGTTCGGCTGGCTTGTATGCGGATAATTCATCAAGTGCCTCGTTTACTTGTCCCTCTAGAATATTCTGTATCACGGCGATTTCTGTTTCGACGGCGCACATCGGCGCACATATTGTCGGCAGCGCAGTCATCTTTGCCTTCATTGCAGACAAGACATCGGTCCAAGCTGCCAGAACATCGTCCGACGCAACCAGTTCGCGCTTTGCTTTCCGCAGTTCCAACTCCGCTAATTCAGCATCAGCGGTCATTTTCCGGGCGCGTGCAGCGTTATAGTTAGGCTCATCGATCGGCGGTCTGCCGCCTTTGCGTTTTGTTTCTGTCATCATATCCCTGCTGCGATCAATAGATCAGGTTGCCGATACGCGTCTTCGATGCGCTGGCAAGCTATATCGAAATATTCGCGGCTCTTTTCAATCCCGATGAATCTTCTGGCCATCTGGGCGCAGGCCACGCCGGTCGTGCCGCTGCCCATAAACGGATCGGCAATCAAGTCGCCCTGATTTGTAAAATCGCCGATCAACTCTTTCATCAGCCGCACCGGCTTTTCTGTTGGATGGACGCCGTGCCGGTCGCGTGCGTTTGTCAGATGCGTATAGACGCCACGTTTGCCGCCAGCGTTCCAGCGCGAATGGCCGGTCCCGCACCACGACGCAACAATATTTTCATAACCCATCGCCGGACCCTGACCGTTTAGCTGCGGCGTGGAATCAGGCTTCACCCATATGCAGGCGCGTTTGTATTTGGCGGCGCTGGCGTTGATTGCGTCAGCCCAGCGGCCCACACCTTCCGGCGTGCAAAAAATTAACGACCAGCCATCGCACATCCCCGCGACAAGATTCGCGATGTCGCCGCGAATGTCATCGATGCAATCAAAATCCAGCGATTTAATTTCACGGCGACCGTCTGTCCTAATCCGGCGGCTGGCACCAGCCTTTGCCTTGTGCATAATCGCTTCATATGGCGGGTCTGTTATAACAGAATCAACACTTTGCAGCGTTGGCAGCACATCCAGACAGTCGCCCAGATATAGCGTGCAATCACCGATTTTCTGCATTTCCATCATTGTTAACCAGTATTCAGTTAAATTCTGTCGCTAAAAAAGAGTCGGGGTCGCGCGTTACC